GCGAAACCGAGTGCATCATACCCTCCGTCTGCCGCTTCCCTGTCACCTCGGCGTTTCCGACGTGCCGCGTGGGCGGCGGCCTTCTCTAGCCGGATCCAGACATGGGCGATCGGCGGCCCGAAGTCGGTGACGTGGGCGGCGGCGGAATGACAACCTTGGTTCCCGAGCACCGAGGTTGTAATACCGCCGCGCACTGCCTCTCGACGGCGGGCTATGTCATGCCCACGGCCTCGGCGATCTCCGGCTGGGTATCGTCTAGGCCGGCGCCGCGGAACCCGCGTCGGAAGGCGCGACGCCGAATCAGGGCCAGCCTCCACGGTTCGATCAGCGGACCGTAATCGTTCTCGTACACGGCGATTCCTCCTTCGCATCGGGGCGGCGATTGCAGCTCGCCCCTGATTCTCCGGAGGCATCAGTGCCACGTCTCTAGGAAATCGCATGTGTTAGATCGGCTCATCTGTGTTTCTTGTGTGCCGATGGCACTGATCATGGCACTGATCGAGGGGCCGATCGGGCGACCGATGGCACTGATCGTGGCACTGATCGTGTCCCCGATCTTTGAGGGGTGGGTGATGAGAAATCCCCGAGCTAGAAGGCCGAAACGGCGATCAGTGCCATCAACTGAACCAACTTAACACATCTAATACCACATCTTTACCACATATGAGCTGATCAGCAGGACTGCGGATTTCGGCGATGAGCGGCAAATAACCTTATAGGGGCCGACGATGGCCCGAAAACGTCAACCGCCACTCGCAGGAGCCCATCCGCCGCTTGGGCATCGAACGTGAAGATAGACAAGCGCGGCAAGACACGTGCGACTCGCTTGAACATGCGCTCGCTTCGATGCCGGATGAACTGCGCGAGATTTGCAGAAAACTTTCCGAGGACTCGCCGTCGGAAGTCGCGCGTCGGATGGATATCTCGCGTCGGCAGTTACGTCGAATAATGCGCGCGATTGGTGAGCGTCTCGCCGCGGTCGACCTGAAGGAAATTTCAACAAAAGCGGACAACTTCGATCGCAACGGCATATGTAAAGGAATAGAGGGGGAACGTTTTCATCACCACGATCTCGCGAAGGAATGATCGATGCCCGGATGCTGCGATCATCACCCCGATCCGGCAGGCGAAGTTACCACCCGATCTGCGCGCGATTGCCGACCAGTTGAAGCGCGCATCGGTTTCCGAGGCGGCAAGAAATCTGAAAATTTCTCGGGCGACGATTTGCCGCAAAATCTCCGAGCTACGCGCGCGTTTCGGTGTCGCGCTGAACTAGAAAACGCGCCGACGCGTGAGGCGCTTTGGTCGCGTTTTGCGAAGAATATAGATAGAGGGACTTCTTCATCACAACAACATCGCGACAAGGAATCTTCGATGCCCCAAACACTCGCCGAACCCGATGCCACGAGCACCGGATCGATCCTCCACGAGCCGGCCGAGGTGTATCACGCCCAGGCCGATCGGTACCTGAGCAGCCATCAGTTGGCCGATTTCCGCCGCTGCCCGCTGCTGTATCAGAAGAAGAAGTCGGGCCTGATCGGCGACCAGGACCGCCCGGCGTTCGTCGTCGGCCGCGCATTGCACACACTCGTCTTGGAGGGCCGTTGGCAGTTCGAGCGCGAGTACGCCATCGGCGGCCCGATCAACGAGAAGACCGGCAAGCCGTACGGGGCGCAGACGAAGGCATTCGCCGAGTGGGCCGCCGGGCACGGCAAGCAGGTGCTCACCGACGCCCAGTACGAGCTGGTCGAAAAGATGGCCGCCGGCGTGCGGGCGCAGTCGATCGCGGTCGACTACCTCGGCAGCGGCGAGGCCGAGGTGGTGGCGCGGGCCGAGTACGGCGGGATGCCCTGCCAGATCCGCATGGATCATTTCGACGTGCACCGCGGCATTATCGACCTGAAGACGGCCGACGACCTGGACTACTTTCAGGTCGACGCGAAGCGCTACGGCTACGTCTACCAGGTGGCCTTCTACCGCGGCGTGCTCCGGCAGGTGATCAGCGTGCCGATGCCGGTGCACTTCATCGCGGTCGAGAAGAAAGAGCCGTTCCGCTGCGGCGTCTGGCGGGTGCACGAGGACGTGCTCACCCAGGCGGAGAAGGAGAACGAGGCGGCCATCGGGCGGCTGAGGAGCTGCCAGGAGATGGACAACTGGCCGACAGGCTACTCCGAGTTGCGCGTGTTCGACGTGTTTTGAACCGGGAGTCCCGGCGGACGGTTCGAGCTACCGCTCGACTGACAGTAGCCAGTCGGTGCGGCAGCACCAACCGCCTGTCGTGGCTCACGACAAGGGAGCTGGGACGCGGCGGGCTTTCGATCAAGCGGGTAGGCATCACCAACTAGGATCGCTGCCCCGCCCGCCCGTCCCGGCCTCGTCCTCCAACCCAAACCAACGGAAAGGATTTTCAGGCGATGACTCTGCTCGAAAAGGTGCAAACCGGCCGCACGCCGCGGCCACCGCGGATGCTGATCTACGGAATTGGCGGGATAGGCAAGTCAACGTGTGCTTCCCAGTCGCCCAAACCCATCTTCATTCAGACCGAAGACGGTCTGGGCGAGATCGATTGCCACAAGTTCCCGCTGGCCACGTCGCTGGACGAGGTGGATGCCGCCCTGCAGGAACTGCACACCGCCCAGCATGACTATCGGACCGTGGTGATCGACTCGCTCGATTGGCTCGAGCGACTCATCTGGGATCGACTCTGCCGCAGCTACGGCGCGGCGTCGATCGAGAAGGTCGACGGCGGCTACGGCAAGGGCTACGTCCACGCCCTCTCGCTCTGGCGCCAGGTCGTCGATCGGCTGACCGTCCTGCGCGACCAGCGCGACATGATGGTCATCCTCCTGGCCCACGCGAAGGTGGAGAAGTTCGAGGACCCGGAGAATCCCACCTACGATCGCTACTCGCCGCGGCTGAATAAGCACGCGTCCGCGCTGGCCTGCGAATGGTGCGACGCCGTGCTGTTCGCCACAAGAAAGATCATCACCCGCACGGCCGAGGGCACGTTCAACCGCGAGCGTACCATCGCCGCCGGCCTGGGCAAGGACGGCGGGGACCGGGTGCTCCGCTGCATCGGCGGGCCCTCGTGCATCGCCAAGAACCGCTATTCGCTGCCGGCCGAACTGCCCCTGTCCTGGCCGGAGCTGTTCAAGGCGATCCGCGCCGGCATGAACCATTCGAACACCAGCAACACCCAACCTTCCGTCGCTCAAGGAGACGCAAATCATGGCTGATCTCAATGGTTTTGACGCCAGTCAGGTGGAACCGAACACCCCGTTCGAGCCTCTGCCCGCCGGCAAGTACCTGGCGGTGATCATCGAGTCGGAGACGAAGCCCAACCGGGCCCGCGACGGCTCCTACCTGCAGCTGGTCTTCCAGGTGGCCGAGGGCGAATACCGCGGTCGCAAGCTGTGGGCCCGGCTGAACCTGGACAACCCCAGCGCCCTGGCGGTGCGGATCTCGCGCAGCAACCTGTCGTCGATCTGCCGCGCGGTCGGCGTATTGCGGCCGCGGGACTCGGCCGAACTGCACAACCTGCCGCTGCTGATCAAGGTCGGGTGCAAGAAGCGCGAGGACAACGGCGAGATGACCAACGAGATTACGGACTACGAGCCGCGGGAGGCCGGCACCGGTCAGCCGCAGCAGGCCACCGACGACGTGTCACCCTGGCGCAGGGACTGATCAACCATGGGAGCCACTTCACGGAGAAAAGGGGCGCGGGGGGAGCGGGAGGCCGCGGCGGAGCTTCGTCGGCTCTTGGGCACGGACGCCCGCCGCGGCTGCCAGTTCCGCGGCACGCCCGACTCGCCCGACGTGGTGACCGACCTGGCCGGTGTGCATGTTGAAGTGAAGCGCGCCGAGCACTTGCGACTCTACCCGTCGCTCGAGCAGGCCATCCGCGACGCCGGCGAGCGGGTGCCGGTTGTCCTGCACCGGATGAACAACCGGCCGTGGGTCGCCATCGTGCGACTGGCCGATCTGCCCCGCCTGGCGGAGCAGGTGTTTTTGACCATTGCGGAGAACAACTAACCCACACAACAGGAGCCCAATGATGAATCTCTCCCCCTCCAAAATCCGCACCGACGGTGGCACGCAACCGCGGGCCAAACTGCATGCTGACGTGATCGACGACTACGCCATGCTGATGCGCCGCGGCATGAGGTTCCCGCCGCTGACCGTCTTCTTCGACGGCACCAACTACTGGCTGGCCGATGGCTTTCATCGGCTCCATGCCTGGCTCAAGGCCCATGGTCGGAAGCCGATCGCCGTCGAGGTGATCCAGGGGGGCAAATCGGAAGCCCGCTGGTATTCGTTCGGTGCCAACCTCCTCAACGGGCTCAGACGCTCCAACGCCGACAAGGTGCGCGCGGTCAAGGCCGCACTGCGACATCCGAAAAGCCGTGACCTCTCCGATACGGCCATTGCCG